AAGCACCAAATTCTGCTTCTGCTACATTGGCTCTGCGTTGTACCAACAGCTCGCCCGATCTAACCTGCATCAAGTTGACTACAACTGTTTTGCCCAGTAAATTTATCGGCTTGCGATCTTGATTTTTAATATCAAATCCCAGAGTATTATCGACACCCTTATAGATAGTTTTTCTTGTAATGTTAAATGGCATGTTCTTGGTCCTGCTATAACCCTCGGCATATATCAATATGGTCCGTTGGGAATAGTCTAATAATGTAAATGTATCGCTCATAGCTATATTTATTAGATTTTCATATTGTCGAACGACGAACTAAATATATTCGATGACTAATCAATTTACAGAAATATTACAAAAGTTTCCGTTTCTAAGTTTGTGCAGGGTTGGGGAAGAAGAAATCATAGGAATTATACAAAATTACACGGCCAACTTGGCCAGTGTATATGTATATAACGTATTGCACACCACCGAAGATAAACAACAATTCTTAGAAATGGGAGAAGAATGGTGGTGGGGCAGTAATCGTTTACTACCCGTCAACCTTGTTATCGGCCCAAAATTCAAAAGATTCAGTTATAGTTTACGAACATATAATGTAAAAGACTTTACCATAGTACACGGTGAACCGGTAAGTTTACAAAACATCATAACCAAGCGCATCAAACGTAGACAAGTACAGCTAGTACAAAAATTTTAAACTTTATAAGTCATTGCATTTAACTGCAAGACAATAACTGTTGCATAACCAATAGCATGACTTTTTTTGAAACTGTAAACATCTTCAGTTTTAGTCCAAACTTCTTTTTCTATTTCATCCCAACTACGTGCAATCAAATGTTTCTTGCCCGGACGAATAATAGCCAGCACCATGGCTAGTTGTTCGACACTCTGCGGCCGCATACGAATAACTGTATCAGCATGATTGTGTATTTGAAACAGTTGTTCAATGATTTCTTTATGCTCTAGTAATTCCCATACTGGTTGTTGCTCCAGTAAATAATCTATTTCTTCATTGCTTTTGAAGTTGATGTATATGCCCACATTTAACAAGTCAATCTTAAACCAATCTTGTTCCTGTGCTTGTTTGTAATCTAATGTACAAAGTCCTGTGAATGGATCAACGGGCACATGATGAAAGTATACACCCGTGTTGTGTTTACGCTCTTTTATGCCATCGCGTTGCATAGCTGGCACATGATCAAGTAGTTTTAATGCCTGTTCCCTGTCTGCAAAATCAATGTCAACGTCTGTGGTCAATGTACTATCTCCGTTTTGAATTCGCGAACCAAGTTGCGAGTTTCATAAATCTTAGCAAGCATACGCTCGTATTCATCAGCAGTAAGTGCTGTTTTATATATGCTCATGGCCTGTGTCATCATAACTGCTGCCACTAACAGTGGATCATTTTCCACAACAACATCAGATATCATAGTCAATACTCGATTGTAAACTTGTTGCATAGCATCTTCTTGATCAATCATTTTTATTTGCCTTTGTAGCCCTGGATGCTTTGTTGTCAGTAATTGCTAGTCTTTGCTCCAAGTGCATGACTTTCTTTAACAGGTCCTGATAAGCTTCTGCTGTGGGTACCATTACACGTTCGCCGTTGACAACCAGCTCAACCATGTTGTTGATGATTCTAACTTTGGATTCTTTAACTGGTTTTGGTCTTAGTAAACTAGCTGTTTGTTTTTCAGAATACTGTTTCATTTTATCTCCGCTTGATTAAAAACATGTTGCACCCAATCAGCATCTTTTTGCTGACGTTTTACTCTGGCTCTCCATGCCAATGGATCCATATGATCTACCAGTGCCTGTACCTGGCCAGGTTCTAGCCTATCTATTAGACTGCTGCCTTGATCTGTAGCAAAAGTACACCAAGGACTTATACGGCCCATCTTAATGTCTTGCACAATGTCAATTGTGGATGCTGTTGAAAAGTAATCTTGCCAATTGTTATCAGTACGTTCTGCCCATGCTTTCATATTTAACAAACTACGCTCAATAGCACGTTCTACTGTTTCTGTTTTAGTTCTATCTTTAACATATAGTTGATAAACACTATCTTTACACCAGTCATCTATTTTTACACTGTGCATGACTAAAAACTTTATGTAGTCATCTGGCTTGTCCATGTGCAGGTCTATCACAAATTTAGACACTTTCATAAAACCACTGTAGTATCTGTTGGCAATAAAATCCTCATACTTAGGCACTGTTTTGCTTTGCATACTAAGCTGTCTATATATCAACCAACTTTGATAAGCTATACGATTCTGTTTAAGATCTTTATCTCCCATACGCCGTTTACGTTCGCACATGTGCGACATCAGCGTAGATTCTTTGACAAAGTCTTTATTACAATATCTACATTTATAGTTCATTTGCACTAGCGATAACATCTTTGTCTTTAACATGGTATTGTTCTAACATATCCTTTGCAGACTTTTTGTCCAAATTGCTGATCCAAATATCCAACTCCTGATCATTTAAATGCGGATACTGTTCTCGCAGCCACTCTTTAAACAAGTTTTTCTTTCGTCTTTTACCGCCGCCTGGAGCAATGTAAGGATGTTTCATGCTTTTGCCCACCCCCACCATGCTCATCAATAACCAAGTCATTTCAGGATCTTTAACTGCACTGAAATTAGTATTGACCAAGTCATTGGTCATGATAAGATAGTGTTCAATAACATCCTGCTGACTGCTTTCAACACTGCTCAAGTATCTCTGTATCAGCCACGCACTAAAACCTTTGGCTTCTTCTTCTGTAAGGTCAGTATAAAAATCTTTGCGACGAGTATCTGCCGCAGGCAGTACTCGTTTAAACATATCTAACATAGGTGCTTTAGCCATAGCTTATTATAACACCTTTAATACATTTTTTCAATGGCTAATATTTCCGGAAGCTTGTTTGTTTCTTTGACAAAATAAGCACAGGCAGGTTTCGATCCCTGTTCCAAAGGAACTGCTAATATATGTCCATGTTTGAGTTTTGGAGTATACCAGCGTATGTCTTGAAACACATTAATAATCTCTAATGGTTGAAAATCCAATCTAAAACTGCTAATGGGATTAAACACATAGGCACTAAACCCTCTGTCATTGATGTTCATGATGGGCACAATTTCCAAGTCACCGTGATCTTTTTCACCAATAACAATGTACCAGTCTAATGGAACTTGTATGACACTGTTGCCAATTTTTAACACTGCGGCCGGTGCATGAAATGTTTCCATAAAGATTAGGGGAACAAAATGATAGTCCACATTCTTTGGATCATTCCAATCCAATACACCATAGCGTAGATCCTCTACTTCCTCTGGTAAGGAATTCAGCTCAAATGCTGTATTGTCTACTGTTAATATGTTCATAGGTATTTTACTTTCTCTGTTTTATAAGGATAGCCGGCATCTTCATAAAACTTTTTTCTTGCAGTAAGATGCTTCTTACTGAATTTTGCACTGCTGGTCAAGTCCCAGATCTCTACATGATCCTTATCTGATGCTTTTCTAATACCGCGCCCAATACTTTGTATAACTCTAACAAAGCTTTTTCCGGGTTCCAAAAGAACCAGATTAAAAATACGGGGGATATTAATACCCACAGCGGCCACACCGTAAGTCGCCACAATAATCTTGTTGTCACTTGTCTTAATCTCATCATACTCTTCTTTACGATCTTTTGTTTTCATTGCACCGGATACAAATACACTGTCTGGTAATCGCTCCACAAGCATTTCTCCCGAATCAATTCTGTTGACCAGAACCAATGTATTTCCTGAGGCAGCCAAGTTGGCTACAAACTCAGCAATAAAGTCTATCCTTGCCTTGTTAGTGGTCAAGTATGTTTGTTCTTCTTGATATGTATTATACTGTGCTGTGTCCTGTAGTTGAACAATGTTTACTGTACAATTGGCTAATACCCCTTGATCCTGCAGATCCTTGGCAGCTATCTTATTTACCACTGGTCCAATGCAGGCCACAAGACCAATCTTTTCATAATCTTCTTTAGGTATAGTGCCAGTTAATCCCCAACGAATAGGCACAGTGGAAAATGCACCGCTGAGTAGATCTTTAAGCACATCTGCTTTGGCTTGGTGAACTTCGTCCACTATAACTGCCACCATGTCAGTGGCAAACTCTTCTAAACTTAAAGGACTTTCTCCGTCCTTAAAACGTTTTTGTAAACTGTTGAGACTTTGCCAAGTACAGATGGTATGCGTTTTGCCTATTTCTTTTTTGTCGCCAAAGTAAACACCTACGTCAAGACCTAATAGTTCATAATCTTCTAATGTTTGTTTGACCAAGTCTTTGTTAGGAACAATGACCAATGTACGTCCATACCCTTCTACACATTTACTCAGTGTAGCAGTCATGACTGTTTTACCAGCACCTGTGCTGATTTCCTGTACGCATTGCAAGTTAGTAAGGAATTGATTTACTGCACTGACTTGATAGTCGCGTAGCAGTACTGGCTGACCTTCATTAACGTGCCCTTTGGGCCATAATGTTTGATCATGAGTACCTTCGCACACTTCTGGAAAGGAGAAGTTATGCT